CGGACTGGCTCTACTGGCTCAAGAGAGCCGGGGAGTTGTGGGTACTGACGCGCAATTCCGCCGAGGAAACGGAGGGCAAGGCATGACCAGAAAACGCGCAAGAAAGATCCTCATGTCTATCGGCACGAGCCGGAACCATGCAAACTGGGGGCTGACGGCAAAGCCGCGCTGGAAGACAAACGCCGGTGTGGTATAGGACACGCTGGCGATCAAACTGTACGCGAAGCTGCTGCGGGCAAGAATGGAGGGCAAGAAGAATGGAAAAACGTAAAAACATGATGGATATGACGCCGGTCTGCGAGCGGTGTGGGAAGGTCGCGCCGGTGGACAACAAGCTATCGACTCCGAACTGGACAGTTTACCGGACAAAAGAGCCGTGCGAATGCGGCGGGAAATACACGGCGCGTGCGTTTTTGGACGACAGCGTGCTTTCATCGTTCGATAAGGAGGCAAACCATTCAAATGATCGCTGAGTATCTTGATAGGAGCAGTTTAGTTGCGCGGATGAAGTATTACGAGGAGCACACAACGGAAGAATCTGGTGAGCATTATGCGTATTCAGTTGCACTAAGAGAGATAAGAAACGCGCCCGCCGCCGACGTTGCGGAGGTGCGACATGGGCGGTGGATTCACCATGAAGACGGTGTATTCACTTGTAGTGAATGCGGCAACGCAGAATCTAACGACAGCTATTATTGCAGACTATGCGGGGCAAAGATGGATGGTGCAGCCGAATGAGCGGGCTGCGGTTTGAATCGATGGCGGACATGCCGCCGAGGATGCGGGAGCTGTATGCCATGCAGCAGATCGACCTCTCAGGCGCTGCGGCGCCAGTTCCCCTTCACAAGGGGAGCCAGGGGAAGGCAAAGTATCACAACGAGCGGGCTGAGCGGAACGGGATCAAGTTTGACAGCCGGAAGCAGGCGCGGCGGTATGACGAGCTGATGGTGATGCTGCGGGCCGGGATCATCTCCGATCTGCGGCTGGAGCCGCAGTTTACCTTGCAGGAGAGCTACATCACCGAGGCCGGTGAGCGCATTCGCGCAGTGCGGTACACGGCGGACTTTTCCTACCGATTCGGCGGCAAGCTCGTCGTCGAGGACGTCAAGTCCAAGCCGACGCGGACAAAGGAATACCTGCGCAATAAAAAATTCATGCGCTCGAAATTCGGGGTAGAGATACAGGAGGTTTAATATGCCGGAAGAAAAAAACGAGGGCAGTCCGGGAATGCCGTGCGGCCTGCCGAAAAGCGGGAACGTCTGCATGAACCGCACGACGGCCTGCTGCCTGAAATGTGGCTGGAATCCGGATGAGCAGGTGCGGCGCAGGGCGCTGCCGCTCGTCAAGGGCGCGGACGGCCTGCTGCACAAGGATATCAGCACCAAGGAATAGGCAATCAGCCGGGGAACCATATTTTATCGGACTTATGCCGCAGGCGCTCCGCCATGAGACGGCTGCGGAAGGAAACCCCGGCTTTGCACCCGGCGCACGGCAAATCCCTCAAGCACGTGCGCCGGGAAAGCGTGTGAGACGTGCGCAAAAACGTCATCCCACACGGGGTATCGCATAGGCCCCGTGCATCGCTTGCCTCCTTTTTTACAAAGCCGCCTGATGGCAGTCAAGGGCGGATCGCCCGGAAATGCGCAGCGTAAGTCGAGCGAGCGCGGCGCGCCGGGCGCGGACGGTGGAACTCCGCCCTGCCTACGGGGGCCGGAATACCGGCCCCCAGACGAAGGAGCGTGAAACTATGGGCAAATCCAACAAGGTCGCGCTGGTCTGCCAGGTCTGCGGGGCCACATTTTACAAAGTGCCGAGCGCGATCACAATGGCAACAAGGTGCTGCTCGAAGGAGTGCCGCGGGAAAGTGCAGGCAGAAAGACTGGAGCAGCGCCGCCGGGAGCTGGAAAAGGAGATGGAGGACCTGCGCACCGAGAGCCCGAAAGGAGAAAAGCGCCTGCCGCACAGGCTCGTCCGAATCCGCATAACAGCCAAAGTCCCGGTATGGCCGGAATACCAGCCAAGGATCGGAGCCACATACCGGGCGGAGCGGTACCCAATGTTCAAAGCGCCGGGCTACGTGATCGAGTCCGGCGGCAAAAGAATCAATATCCGCGCCAATGAGTGCGTGGAAGTGTGAAAGGAGTATCAAAAATGGGGAAAATCATGGAGCTTTTTTACGGAGAGCTCGGGGCGTTTCAGGCGAAAATGGAAGACGACAAGTGGGAGGTTGAATTTCGGGATGAAAAATACCCGCCGAGGATCACGATGGATCAGCTTGTACCGCCGCTTTTTGAGATGACACCAGACGGCCAGAAGACCGAAGACCCGGCGTGCATACAGGTGATCGGCACGCCGGACATGCGGATCATCACGACCGGAAGGCTGCTGATCAGCAAAAAAGAGCTGACCAAGTACGTAAATACTGCACAGGGCTTGCTGCAGCTTTACCTGCACGCATTTATGCAGGAGCGCAAGGAAATGGAGGCGGAACAGGGATGAGTAAGAAAGACAAGCGCCGGGAAGCGCTGCGGCTTGGCAAAAAGGACATGAGCTTTGCGGAGATCATGCAGGCAATAGGGGCGTGCAGGGCGGACGCCTGCGACAAGTGCCTGCTGAACGGCGGCCCTATCGCAGGATGGTTCCCGGAGGATGTGCCGGACTGCTATGCCGTGCTGCTTAAAAACGCGGAGAAGCAGCTGTGCCGCACCGGGAATTGGTGGCGCTGGGATGATATCTTCCGTGTCTACCGTTGCCCGGTCTGCGGCAGGCCGGAGAAGCCACATATCGAAGTCTGGAAAAATGGCGGCGTGAAGCGCGTTTTGCCGCGCCGGTGCCAATACTGCCAAGCAACACTGGAAGGGATAGAAGGAGAAGAAAATGATCATTGAGATTTTGGAGCTTGCTGCTGCGCTGGAGTGGATCGCGCTGGGCGTGCTGGTATTTTTCAAGCTGCGCAGCCTGAAACGGCGAGCGATGGATCTGATGGATTCGCTTGAGGCGATAGAGACGATAGAGGTGCTCGGACTGGAAGAGGTTATGCCAGAAAGCGAGAAACCGAAAAGAAAACCGACAATGAATGAGGTGCGTGCATTGTATGGGCTTGGGGCGATATCTGAAAACGAACGTGCATACATGCAGAAAGAAACAACGAACGATGCTGATCGCTGAACGCATGGCCGGAATCTCCGGCCACGCTTTGAGCGGGCAGAAAAAACAAAGGAGGGCTACAACATGCAATGGGAACAGGGATGCTTATTCGACGACAACCCGGAATACGATGCGTTCACGGAGAAATTCAAACCCAAAAAGACAACGGACGACTGCTACACGCCACCGCTTGTTTATGATGCGATCCGGGATTGGGCGTGCAGTGAGTATGGGATTGACCCGGCCTGCATCGTGCGGCCATTCTATCCGGGTGGGGACTATGAGCGTTTTGACTATCCGGACGGCTGCGTCGTGCTGGACAACCCGCCTTTTTCGATTCTTTCAAAAATCTGCGAATTCTACATAGACAGAGGGATTGCGTTCTTTCTTTTTGCGCCATCGCTCACGGCGCTCTGCGGCCGATCAGTTGTGCTGAGGATGAACCATATCATTTGCGATGCAGACATCACGTATGAAAATGGCGCAGTCGTTCGCACGGCGTTTGTAACAAGTTTCGGAGGAAACGTCGCGCAGAGCGCCCCATCACTCGGAAGGGCAGTCGAGCGGGCGATGCAGCAGATAAAGTCGCAGACGAAACGGGAGTTGCCGAAATATACATATCCGGACCATGTGCTGACGGCAGCCATGCTGCAGAAATATGCGCACTACGGTGTAGAGTTTGCGGTTAAGCGCGAGGACTGCACACAGATTGCGAAGCTGGATAGCCAGCGCCCGATGGGGAAAGCAATTTTCGGCGGAGGTCTACTGCTATCAGAGAAAGCCGCAGCAGAGAAAGCCGCAGCAGAGAAAGCCGCAGCAGAGAAAGCCGCAGCACATATATGGGAATTATCAGAGCGCGAGCGGCAAATTGTCGCAAGCCTCGGAAAATAAGACAGGGCGGGAGAAATTATGGCAAAGAGGCACAAGCGCAGGCTGTTTACAGGGGCGGTATGTACGCAGATCGTGTATACCGTGTCCGATGGCGCGGATCCGAAGACCAGCCGACCGAAGAAGCCGCGGTTCCAGTCGCAGGAAGAACGCGAGGAATTCAACACCAGGATCTCGGCTGCAAAGTTCGCGGCGCTGGTCAACGCCAACTTCTCTCCGTCGAGCTATTACTCCACACTCACGCTCGACCCCGAACATGAGGTACATACCGCGCAGGAGATGCGCAGGATCCGGGATAATTTCTACCGCCGCATGGTCTACCGGTATCCGGAGGCCAAGATCGTCATCGTCTACGGCCGGGGCAAGTCGACCAACCGCTTCCACCTGCACCTGATCACAGACGGCATTCCTGCCGATGCGCTGGGCCAGCTCTGGGGACTCGGCAGCGTCATCGACTGCAAGCCACTGCGGAAGCACAACTACTATCTGGATGAGAACGGAAATAAGGTCGACCACGGGCAGGACTACAAGGCGCTGGCCAACTACCTGCACGGCCACTGGCGCAAGGAGTTCGGAGGCCACCGGTACAAGGCCAGCCGCAGCTGCGTCCGGCCGGAGCCGGAGCCCGCGACCGAGGCGGTCCGGGACTACAGCCTGACGCGCCCGCCAGTCGCCCCGCGCGGCTACATCCTCGTCGAGTCCAGAGCCACGCAGTATGGATTCCTATATTTCAAATATGTATGGGATCCCAAAAACGAGACACATAAGCGGACCGGGAGCCGCCTTCTTTAAGCCTTGTAAATGTGTTGAGTTTTGCAACGAAGAAGGAAGGAGCTGAACAGATGTCGAAACCGAGATACTGGTGGTACTGGAATGTATGCAGGACCATAGGCGAATTCCCGAAACTGGACAGACAGGTTCGGGACATGAGCCGTCAGAAGATCACGCCGGGGTATTCTGCACAGCCGGGCGGACATTCCTCCGGGCGCGCCGTAGAGGATATCGCTGTGCGCGTTTTATCTTCGCGGGAGTACGAGGACTATGCTGCCGTGCAAGCCGCGATCAATACCGCACAGACATGGCGGGACGGAGCCGACGTGCTGGAGGTCGTGCGCCTGCACGCATGGATCTGGCCGAGGGAAAGCCTGGAATCAGCCGCGCGCCGGGTGCATGTCAGCCAGTCGACAGCCAAGCGCATGTACAGCCGTTTTGTATACGAAGCGGCGCGGGAGCTTGGCTATCGCAAAAATTGAGCCAACAGGGCCAAAGAAATATGCTACAGTGATAACGTGAAGAATTGGAGGGAGCAGGATGCAGCCATGGGCCGCGCGCTTTTACGCGTCCGGGCGCTGGAAGAAATGCCGCGCCGGGTATATCAAGTTCCGCCGGACCATCGACGGCGGGCTGTGCGAGGAGTGCAGGGACAAGCCGGGCTATATCGTCCACCACAAGCGGGCGCTCACGCCGGACAACATCAAAGACCCGGACGTCAGCCTGTCCTACTCCAACCTCGAGTTCGTCTGCAAGGACTGCCACGATCAGTTTGACGGGCACGGCGTCGCAAAATCTCTGACGCAAAAAATTTTCTTCGACGCCGCCGGCGACCCGATCCCCCCCGTCGCGCGAGGCCGGGGCGCCGGCTGAATCACCGTACGCCCTACCTCGGAAGAATACGCAGGCCGTTCGCGAGGCCCCCCTACAAAAGCGCGGCGATAAGTAATCTACGCGCACGCGCGGACAGACGGCAAAAATCACGCGAAAAGGAGGCGTTTTCTGTGGCGAATCAGCGGGAAAAAACCAAAGAACAGCGGATCCGCGCGGAGAAAGCGCGCCTGAAAAAGCTTTACCGGAATCTGCCGAAGGAAGCGGCCGGGACTGTCGCGGGCCTCATCGATCAGGCGGCCTTTATGCGCATCGAGTGCGAGGATATGGCGGACGACCTGCGGGAAAACGGCTGGACGGAGAAATTCCAGCAGTCGGAGCGACTGGAGCCCTATGATCGCGCCCGGCCCATCGGGCAGGCATACAACTCGACAAACGCAAACTACCAGAAGATCATCAAGCAGCTCACGGCGCTCCTGCCGAAGCCGGACACCGCGCAGAAGCAGGAGGACGACGGCTTTGCAAGCTTTGTCCGGGAGCGTGACGAGGAATGAAACTCACGCGCTATCCGGAGACCTACAACCCGATCCTCGAGTATTGGGACGCGATCCAGTCGGGCCGCGAGACCGTCAGCATGAAAGTGCAGAAAACCTACCGGCACGTTGTAGAGCGGCTGGGAGCGGAAAACTCCGAGTTTTACTACTCGCCGAAACGTGCCAATCACGTCCTAAAATTTTTTGAAAACTACTGCCACCACTCCAAGGGCAAGGCGGGCGGACAACTCGTCAAACTGGAATTGTGGGAAAAGGCGCTGCTGGCGACAATCTTTGGCTTTATCGACATCGAGGGAAACCGGCAGTACCGCGAGGCCATCCTCATCGTCGGCAAGAAAAACGGAAAATCGCTGCTGGCATCCGGCGTCGGCCTGTATTTACAGCTGGCGGACGGCGAGGCTGGCCCAGAGGTCTACGCCGTCGCGACCAAGCGCGACCAGGCGAAGATCATCTGGCAGGAAGCAAAGCGCATGGTGCAGAAATCACCGGCGCTGCGCAAACGGACGCGCTGTCTGGTCGGCGAGGTGGACAGCGATTATAACGACGGCGTATTCAAGCCGCTGTCCTCGGACAGCGACACGCTCGACGGCCTGAATATCCACGGGGCCATGATGGACGAGATCCATCAGTGGAAAAACGGCAGACCGCTGTACGACATCATTGCCGACGGCGATCAGGCCCGCGCGCAGCCGCTGCGATTCATCACCTCCACAGCCGGCACAATTCGAGAAGACATCTACGACGAAAAATACGAAGAGGCCGAGCGCATCATCAACGGCTACGAAGATCCGGACGGGTACCACGACCCGCGCCGGATCGCGTTTATTTACGAGCTCGACAAGCGAAGCGAGTGGACGGACCCGGACTGCTGGAAGAAGGCAAATCCGGGCCTCGGAACGATCAAGTCCTACACGGCCCTGAAAGAACGAGTCGAGCGGGCAAAGAAAAATCCGGCGCTCGTCCGAAACCTCGTATGCAAGGATTTCAACATCCGCGAAACGTCCTCCGAAGCGTGGCTCAACTTTGAGCAGCTGGACAACCGGGATACCTTCACGCTGGACAAATCTGGCCGCCGCATGATCTGGACGCACCACATGGCGGACGGCAAGACGCAGGAGCGCGTGCTTTCCTACCCGCGATACGGCATCGGCGGCGCGGATCTGTCCAAGACCACCGACCTGACGGCGGCGAAGGTGCTGTTTCAGGTGCCGGAGCTGCCAGAGATCCTGTTTGTGCTGCAGATGTACTGGCTGCCGCAGGAGCTTTTGGAAAAGCGCGTGACCGAGGACAAAATACCATACGATAAGTGGAATGAGCGCGGGCTGCTCCGGCTGTCCGAGGGAAACAAGATCCGCTATGAGGACGTCAAAGCATGGTTTGTCGAGGTGCAGGAAGACCTCGATATTTTTATACCATTTATCGGCTATGATGCATGGTCGGCGACCTACTGGACGGACAGCATGGCGGACTACTTCGGAGCCGAGGCCATGCTCCCCGTGCATCAGGGCGTGAAAACGCTTTCCGAGCCAATGAAGCGCTGCGGGAACGATCTGGAATCCAAGCGGATCGTCTACAACAACAACCCCATCGACAAGTGGTGCCTGGCAAACACCGCCTACGACGAGGACAAAAACGGTAATATCCAGCCGCACAAAACGAGCAAGTCCACGCGCCGAATTGATGGCACGGCGGCTCTGCTCGACGCCTACACGATCTACGATCAAAAGCAGGCGGAATACACCAGTATGCTCTAGGAGTGAGACAATGGGATTTTTAAAAAACCTCCTGACGAATATCACGACGACCAAGCGCGTTTCGACCGTCCAGATGGTGCAGGAGCGCGGAAACGGATTTTACAGCTACAACGGCAAGATGTACCAATCCGATATCGTCCGCGCCTGCATCCGCCCCAAGATCAAGGCCATCGGCAAGCTGACGGCAAAGCACATCCGGGAGACAGTCACGGCCTCGGCGCGGAAGCTCGCCGTAAATCCGGAGCCGTATATCCGGTTCCTGCTTGAGGAACCGAACCAGTATATGACGGGCCAGCTGCTACAGGAGAAACTGGCCGCGCAGCTGGTACTCAACAACAACGCGTTTGCCGTGATCCTGCGGGATGAAAACGGCCTGCCGAACGCCATTTTCCCAGTCGCGGCCATGCAGGCAGACGCCGTTTACGACGCAGGCGGGAATTTGTATCTGAAATTTTACATGCAGAACGGCAACGTCCTGACGTTTGCCTATGACGATATCATCCACCTGCGCGGGGACTTTTACGAGAATGATATCTTCGGCGACCCCATTGCTCCGGCCATTGTGCCACTGATGGAGATCGTCACCACGACGGATCAGGGCATCGTCAAGGCCATCCGGAATAGCGCCGTCATCCGCTGGCTTTTGATGTTCGCAGCCTCCATGCGCGCGGAGGATATCAAGAAGCGCGCGCAGGACTTTGCCGACAGCTTCCTCAGTGTTTCCAACGGCACGGGCGTCGCGGCGGTCGACGCAAAGGCGGAGGCAAAGCAGATCGACCCCAAGGATTACGTGCCGAACGCCGCCCAGATGGACAAAACCACGCAGCGCATTTACGCCCTGTTTAACACGAACCCGCATATCGTCACGTCCATTGCGACGGAGGATGAACAGAGCGCCTATTTTGACGCCGAGATCGAGCCGGTTTTAAAGCAGCTGAGCGGAGAATACACCCGCAAACTCTTTTCCAGGCGCGAACGCGGCTGCGGCAACCGCATCGTCTTCGAGGCGTCCGCGTGGGACTTCGCGTCGACCTCGACGAAATTAAACCTTTTGCAGCTGGTCGACCGCGGTGCGCTGACGCCGAACGAGTGGCGGCGTGCGTTTAACCTTGCGCCGGTCGACGGCGGAGACAAGCCCATCCGCAGGCTTGACACGCAGCCGGTCGACCGGAATACCACGCAGAAAGGAGATGAAACCACATGAAAATCAGCATTCGCGGGCCCATCGTATCCAGCAATCAGCACCGCTTCTATCAGTTTTACGGAATGGAGGCGACGAGCCCAAAATCCGTAGCCGACGCACTTGCCAAGGGAAACGGCGAGCGGGCCGAAGTCGAGATAAATTCCGGCGGCGGCGAGATCTTTGCGGCGAGCGAAATTTACACGGCCCTGCGCAATTACGCGGGCGGCGTCCACATCCGCATTGTCGGTCTCGCGGCCTCGGCCGCATCCATCATCGCCATGGCGGGCGAGTCGGAAATGACGCCGACCGGCATGATGATGATCCACAACGTGCAGACAGAGGCCAGCGGTGATTACCGCCAGATGGAGCACACCGCCGGGACGCTGCGCGACGCAAATCACGCGATATCCTCGGCTTACGTCGCCAAGACCGGCAGGCCGGAGGCGGAGATCGCCGCCATGATGGACGCAGAAACATGGATCACAGCGGAGCGGGCCGTTGAACTCGGCCTAGTCGACCGTGTGATGCGGCTGGACACCGGAAAGAAACCGCTGGCAGCGGATTTTTATTCTGGCATGCTCAGCGAGGACGCGCTCAAACGCGCGGAAAACTTTTTAAAAAATCAGGCTGCAGGGCCTGACTTTTTTATGCCCGAACGGGCGCAGGCAGAAGCAAAACTAAAATTTTTAAAACTCAAAGGAGAATTGAAATGACGAAGGAAATTTACAACATCCAGCGCCAGAAGCTCATGGACGACGCCCAGAAGCTGCTGGACGAAAGCAAGACCGCAGAGGCGCAGGCCAAGATGAAGGAAGTCGAGGCCCTCGACGCCAAGTTTGAGGAGGAAGCCAAGATCCAGGCGAACCTCAACGCCCTTGCGGGCCAGAAGGTCGCGGCCCCGGCCGCGGCGGCACAGTCCGTCGACCTGTCCGGCACGGCAAAGACTCCGGACGTGCTCGACCGCTACGACACCGACGAGTACAAGAAAGCCTTTATGAACTACGTCCTGACCGGCAAGAAGATCCCGGCAGAGCTGACCAACGTGGACGCCAACACCAAGACCTCCGACGTCGGCAGCGTCATCCCGACCACGACCATCCAGAAGATCTACGAGAAGATGGAAGCTATCGGCATGATCCTGCCGCGCGTAACACACACGTCCTACGCGGGCGGCGTCCAGGTCCCGACCAGCTCGGCCAAGCCGACGGCCTCCTGGGTCGCCGAGGGTGAGGGCTCCGACAAACAGAAGACTTCGACCGGCAAGATCGTCTTTGCGTACCACAAGCTGCGCTGCGCGATCTCCATGTCGCTGGAAGTTTCCATCATGGCATACCCGATGTTCGAGGCACAGTTTGTCCGGAACGTCGCAAATGCGATGGTAAAGGCGAAGGAGCAGGCCATCATCAACGGCACCGGTTCCGGCCAGCCGAAGGGAATCCTTGCGGAGACCGCCCCGACCGGCCAGAACATCGACATTGCCGCCGCGACAACTGCTCTGACCTACAAGGATCTGTGCAAGGCCGAAGCTGCGCTGCCGCAGGCATATGACGGCGCGGTCTGGTTCATGTCCAAGAAGACCTTCGAGACGCAGATCGTCGGCATGGTAGACAACAACGGCCAGCCCGTCGCGCGCGTCAACTACGGCATCAACGGCAAGCCCGTCAACTACATCCTCGGCCGCGAGGTCATCCTGACCGGCGACTACCTGCCGGCCTTTGCGGCGTCGGTCACGGCCGACACCGTCTTCGCCTTTATGTTCGATCCGGCGTACTACCTCTGGAACGAGAACATGGGCATGACGGTAAAGCGCTACACCGACGAGGACACCGACGACGAGGTCACAAAGGCCATCGAGATCGCCGACGGCGTGTGCGCCGACGTCAACAGCCTCGTCACGCTGACCAAAAAAGAAAGCCTGACGGCGCGCGGCCAACAGGGAGGGATGACAATTGGCTTTGATCAACGTTGCAAAAACCGCCCTGCGGATGACCACAAACGCCCTTGACGACGAGCTCAAAGACGAGATCGACGCCTGCCTCATGCGCCTGCACCTTGCGGGCGCAGAGGGAGCGGACGAAGATCCGCTGGTAAAGGACGCCGTCCGCGCCTACGTCCGCTGGCAGCATGATTTCTGCGGACGCGGCGAGGAGTGGAAGACCTGCTTCGCAGATATCCGCGACGCCATGGGACTCTCGGACGATTACCGGGCAGTCCCGGCCAGCGGCGGAACAGGAGGCGCGTGCTGTGATCTTTGATACGAAAATCACGCTGCGCCTGTTCTCCTACCCTATCGTAAACGGCCAGACGACGGAAAAGCTCGAGCGGGAGACCACCGTCTGGGCTGCCCGCAAGTCCGTAAACCGCGCCGAGTATTATCAGGCCGCGCAAGCCGGCAAGCGCACGGACGCAATTTTCCGCATGCACAGCGCGGAATACGGCGGCGAGCAGCAGCTCGTCTGCGGCTCCGACGTCTTTGACGTCGTCCGCAGCTACGGGCAGGAAACAGAGGAAGTCGAGCTGACCTGCAAACGGAGGGACGGCGCATGATGATCTATGAGTCGCTATCAAGCCTGGGCGTTCCGGTCTGCCACCCACCCTATAAGGGCGCGGAAGAAACCTACATCACCTATCAGCTGCTCGGCCAGTCCGGGCAGCTCTACGCCGAGGGCGGCGAGGCCGAGACCGGCGTGCAGTACGCCGTTTCCATCTTTGCCGAGGGATTTGCCGCCGGGCTTGTAAAGCGCGTGAAAGCCGCGCTGGAGGCCGCTGGCTACATCGTCACTGTAGACATGGAAACCTACGACAAGGAAACAGGCCGCACGCAGATCGCGCTCATCGCCGAAACGGAGGGCGCGGAATATGGCTAAGATCTCGTTTTCAGGCACGGATGAGCTCATGGCGACGCTCCAAAAGGCCGACGCATTTGACGACGAAACGCAGCAGGAGCTTTTATACGCCGCCGGGGATATCATCGTCGAGGAACTGCAAAATGCCGTCCGGGCGAGCGGGTTCCGCACGGAAGCCTACGCCTCCAGCGTGAAATACCGAAAAACCATCAAACAGGACAAAAACGGAGATCCGTATATCACCATCACGGCAGTTGGCAAAAACGAGCACGGAACGCGCAAGGCGACCGTGCTTTTTGTTTTGAATTACGGCCGTGCGAAGGAGTACGGGCAAATCACAGGAACTTATTTTTGGACAAAGGGCGTCAGGAACGCGCAGAAGCGCGTAAACGCGGAGCTCGAAAAAATCCTTACACAAAAGCTGAAAGAAAGGGGTTTACTGTAATGCCTAGTTTTGACTTACGCGGCATCCGGGCGGGAAAGTATAAAAACACGTCCGGCACCGTGACCTACACAGAGCCGACAGACGTCGGCGACGCCATGAGCGCGCAGCTGGAACTCAAGTTCGCCGAGGGCCGCCTGTACGCGGAATCCAAGCTGGCCGAGTATATCAAGCTTGCCACCGGCGGCAAGATTTCGCTGGCTGTCAAGTACATCAAAAGAACCGCACAGGCGATGTTCTACGGCTGCACATCCGATACGAGCAAGGAAAATCTGAAATTCTCGGCCAAGGACATCGCAAACTATGTCGGCGTCGGCTTTTACGCGCCGGATAAGATCGACGGTGTGACCAAATACACCTGCGTCTGGGTGCCGAAGGTGCTGTTCGGCCCGCCCTCGCTATCCTACAAGACCAAGGGCGAGAACATCCAGTTCAACACGCCGACCACGACCGGCGAATTCCTCGCAGACGATTCCACCGACGAGCTGCTGCTCGAGACCGAGACCGTCGACACCGCGGCGGAGGCCGTTGCCTGGATCAAGGGAAAGCTGGGTGAAACTTGATGGAAACGACCAAGTTTGACTTTGTAGACTACGAATTCGAGGGCAGGACCTACCGGCTCGTCTGCAACATGAATGTCGCAGCGTATGTGCAGGATGAATACGACGGCAATCTTCTGCAGGCGCTTGACCGGATCCATGGAATAAAAAGCACGCTGGCCTTTCTGGCCGGCATGCTGACCGACGCCGCCGACACGCAGGGGATCAAGGACGAAAACGGGCTGCCGCTGGTATTCACCAGGAAGCAGCTGGGCCGGAAGCTCACGCTTTCGCAGACGATCGAAGCCGGAAAACTGATCTATCCGCTGGTCTGGGCGGAGGTAGTCGAGAAAAATCAGGCCGGAAAAGAGCAGAAGGAAGACGAAAAAAACTGACACCGCCGGGGAAACCGAAGCAGCTGGGCTTTGATTTCCCCGGCTATCTCGCAATCTGGCTCTTCCGGCTGCATCTGCCGGAGCGGGATTTCTGGAAAACCATGTCCCCGCGCCGCATAACGCTCCTGCTTGACGCGCTTGCGCCGCAAAAGCAGCCGGAGCAGCAGGAACAGCCGCAGAGCCTGTCGGCCTATCTGAACGGAGGCACCTAACATGCCGAACATCAATACAAAATTTACGCTTTCGGGCGAAAAAGAATACAAGCAGGCCATTTCCGAGATCGGCAGCGGCATGAAAGTACTGGACTCGGAAATGCGCAAGGTATCCTCTGCCTACGCGCAGAACGCGGACAGCGTAGAGGCCCTAAACGCCAAGAATGACGTCTTAGAGCGCAAGATTTCCACGCAGGCTGAAAAAATCGAATACCTCCGCGCCGCATTGCAGCAGTCCGCCGAAAAATACGGCGAGGCCGACAAGCGCACCATGCAGTGGCAGGCAAGCCTCAATAACGCAGAGGCTGAGCTGAACAATCTCAACAACCAGTTTGACGAGAACAAGCAGAAGATCGCCGACTCCAGCAAGGAGATGGGCAACCTCGGCGACGTGGTGAATGGCCTGACGTCCAAGCTCGGTATCCAGCTGCCGGACGGCATGAAGTCCTCCATGAACGCCATGGGCAGCCTCGATGCACAGTCGCTGGCGCTGGCGGGCGGCTTCGCTGCCGTCGCGGCGGCGATTGTCAAGGCAGAAAAAGCCATGATCTCCATGACAAAGGAGTCCGCCGCCTTTGCCGACAACATCATCACGCTTTCCATGCAGACCGGGCAATCGACACAGCAGCTGCAGGAGTTTGCCTATGCGTCCGAGCTGATCGACGTATCCGTCGACACCCTGCAAGGCAGCCTCCGAAAGCTGACCAATAATATGCAGGATACTATGAATGGCACCGGAAATGCAAAGGCGTCCTTTGAGGCGCTGGGTGTCTCTGTAACCAACGCCGACGGCAGTATGCGCAGTGCGAACGACGTTTTTTATGAGACGATAGACGCGCTCGGGCAGGTAAAAAACGAGACCGAGCGGGACGCCATGGCCATGGACATTTTCGGCCGCTCCGCGCAGGACCTGAATCCGCTGATCATTCAGGGCTCGAAGACCCTCAAGGCCTACGCAGACGAGGCGCACAACGTCGGCTATGTGCTGGATGACGAGGCGCTTTCCGCGCTCGGCGCGGTCGACGACGCATACCAGCGCCTGCAAAAGACGCAGGAGGGCGTAAAAAACCAGCTGTCCGCCGAGTTTGCCCCTTATCTCGAAGAGTTTTACGGCGACGTGACCACCATGGTAAAGGACGGCGGCAAGGCGCTCAAGGACTCCGGCATTGTCGACGCGTTCGGTATGCTGCTGGAGACCGTCGGCGATATCCTGAACCCCATGTCCGACTTATCCAACAACCGCGTCCCGGCGCTGACCAAAGCGCTGCAGCCCCTCGCAAAAGTCATGGCGCTCATGGCCGACGCGGCAGAGCTTTTAAAAGGCGTCATCAACTTCAGCACCGGCCACATCAGCGAGGGCTGGGGACAGATGACGCACGCGCTCGGCTTTGGCTATTCCAGCGGCAACGGCAACAACTACCAAAATCTGCTCGATAGCTACACAGAGCAGCAGTGGGGGCAGAGCGCGGCAGACCTCGCCAAAGCCTACGAGGATGCAGTTGCACGCGGCGATCCGTCCACCATCGGCATCACAGAGGACGAATGGGTTCGCCGCTATCTGGGCGGCAACGCCTCCGGCACGGACAACTGGCGAGGCGGATGGACGCGGGTGAACGAAAACGGGCTTGAGCGGATATTCCTGCCGTCCGGCTCCCGCATCCAGACAGCCAGCGAAACGCGCTACACCTCCGGCGATACCTACAACACCACCGTCTACGTTGATCATGTGGACGACCTCGATACCATCCTCCGCATCGCCAAAAACGCACGCATCACAACCAGAATGGGGGCAAAGTAAATGGCAACCTTTACAGTACCGGCGAGTGGATCAACAGCAGTCGCGAAGAACTATCCGAACACGAACTTCTCGGATCTTACACAATACAAGTTGTTTGTGGAGCCGTTTACAAACCATTCCGGAACGTTCGGCGGGTGGGACAACATACTACTGAAATTCGGAGAACCGGCAGCAGCGTACAAGTACAAACGCATTACAAAGGTTAAGCTTGTAGTATATGCAATGCCAACGAAAGGCACCTTGGGGAGCTGGGGGGCAGCGTATATATCAGCCTATGCGCTCGGGCTGAAAGAACCGCTTGATGTAAGTACGGCGACATATGCGACGCAGCCGCAGCAGTTGAAGGATGGATCAACAAGCGGGTCGGCAAGTTGGAACGAACTCAATAAAGTTGTACAGGCGCAGGTGACATTCACAATGTCGCAATACAATGCAGCGGAGAAGAATGGACTTGAGCACGGTCTGCGCAACGGCTTTTTGTTTGCTTTTATAACGGGCGGAGAAGGACACGCATCAGAGGCGATTTTTTATGGTGCAAAATCATCATACAAACCATTCCTTGAGTGCGAATACTCTAATGATAATGTAGGAATAAAGGCGGAGAATTTCGCACCGTCGTCAGGGGCTTTTGTAAACAGAACGCAAAAAAATACATTTACATGGGATACCACTGACGACACAGATCTCACACAGACGTGCTTTGCGGAGATAAAACAAACCTCCGCTGTTTTTGAGTGGCGCGTAAAAAACGCAAGCACATCAAAAACGATAAGCGTATCTGGTTCGACGACCGCTTGCACAGTCCCGGCGAACACATTCCCGTCCGGAACGCTCGAATGGCGCGTAAAGGTGACGGCAAACAGCGGAACGACAACGACGTCCGCATGGCAGGAGATCACGACAACAGACGTTACCCCGACGGCCAAGCCTGTCTCCCCTTCCGGCATCGTCATCGACGCGACAATCGTCAACCGCTTTTCATGGCAGCACATCATTTCCACCGGCACGCCGCAGAGCAAGGCCGATCTGCAATGGTCTGCCGACGGCACGACATGGAACACGCTCGCGACCGTAACCGGCGAAAATCAGTATTACGACGTTCCGGCGAACAAATTCACAAGCGGAACAAAATACTGGCGCGTGCGCACCTACAACACAGACGGCACGGCGTCCGAATGGAGCGACAAGGCCGAGTTTATCGCCATCAACGCCCCATCCGCGCCGTCCATTGTCATTCAGTCCACCGGCCCGCGCCCGCGCATCACCTGGCAGACCTCTGAGCAGGAAGCCTATCAGCTGACGCTGTCCAGCGGCTAA